AAACTTCCCAGTGGTCCTCGTACCATAGCCGGTAGTAGTCGTCGTCATCCAACAGCTTCAAAAACGTCAACCGGCGGCGACCGCTCGTTGGGTCACGCTCGAACTTCCAGTCCAGAATGTTCTGTGGCCTGTAGGCGGCGAAGTAGGGGTATGCGCCCTGGGCCTTTTCGTCAGCCTTGGTGGCAAACTCGGTGCTGGGCCGGTCGCACAGAATGCCCATATGCCCAAGCACGTCAGCGTATTTGCTGGACTCCATGAGGAACGTGTCCAGCGCGTCACCCTCAAGGTTGCAGTCGGCTTCGAACTGCTCCCACTCGTCGCTGTCGCCTATGCTGCCGAGCTCACGGCGTATTGGGCTTTTGAACATGTAGAAGTTGAACAGGTCTACTACCGACCGGCTGTACCCAAAGCCGAATGCTTCCTTCTTGCGGCGTTCAAAATTGCCCGTGCTCTCTCGTTCATGCTGCTCAATGATGCCGTACTCGACAAGTGCCTTGATGCCCTCATAGCTGGCAAGCAGAAAATCCCATTCGCCCTTGAACTTGGTATACTGCTCATGGGTTGACTGAAGGTCTTTGTTCGTGTATGTGCGCACATCGTACAGCTTTTTGTCACCGCGTTGATCCTGGTCAACTGCGGACAGGTCAATTGGCATGTGCTCACCTCCCTATGCTGCTGATGCGCGTTTTAGTCTGTGTCCGGAGGGACCGGTGGCAGGTTCTCCGGCGACCGTTCAGCAAACGCGGCCTTCTCAGCCTGGTATGTTTGTTCAATTTCAGCATCCGTCTTCCCGGCCACCCTCATGTACTGGAAGTACGTCTGCAGCCCTAATTTAGCCAACTCAAAAGCTCCCGTGATCACCACTGCTGGTATTGTCATTTTGCCACCTCCCTAATGATCAGCTGCTCCAGCTGGTTCAGCATGCTCGTGACCTGACGCTCAGCCGTGACGGTTGGTGTGCCACCGCTGGCCTGGGTCATGTCGTAGGCCTGAATCAGCGGATACACCTGGGTCAGTATTTCACGCTTGGCCCGAAGCACGGCCTTCTCGTCATTGGTCAGATTGGGCAGTGCGACCTTGAGTTTGTAGTCGTCAAACTGCGCATTGTACACGCCCATCATCCACGTGGCCTTTTGCTTCGGGGTCATGTCCTCGAAGGACTGCTGCGGAGCCTGCATCCCTGCGCATCCCATAACCCCTAAAAACACTACCAGCCACAGTGCCGCGAATGTTTTTACCCTTTTCTGCATCACGTCTACCTCCTTGTCATTTCCAGAGTTTGTGTTTGATCGGCTGCCATTTGCGGCTGATGGGGAACTCACGCCACGCATAGTAGCCAATGGCATCCGTCAAGTGAGTCAGCGACGGATCGGTCTTTTTGTCCAGCTCGCCGCTGCCTCCTTCCACCACCGTCACACCTTCAAAGTCCCTCAGCGTGTAGGGCGCACGGCTCGGGTCAACCATGAGGCGCACCGTTCCATCCAAGCTGCAGCAACGGGCGCACAGCGAGTTCACGCGGTCACGCTCCTTGGGGTTGGGCTTGACACGGAAGTAAACCCGTTCCGTGCCGAAGTGCGCCCACAGCAGGTCTTTGATCAGCTGCCAGCTGGTGCCGAGCACGGCGGCTGGGCTGTCGTTGTCACCGCTGTAGTCCCCGTAGCAGAAAATGCGGCCCTGGTGCTCGCCCCAGTCCTGTATGAGCCGTCGCACGACCATTGGTGTGTTGCTGGCCCGAGGGATGAACACCTCGCCAATGATACCAGTGCCTGCAATGCCCTTGGGCGGCAGCAGCTGCTCCTGGCCCACGGCTGCTACGCCTGGGGCAACGTTGAAGTCAAACATGAAGATCAAGTCGCCCCTGGGATCGTAGGTCAGCCCAGCACAGTTCTGCGCCTCCAGGAAAGTGTAGTAGGCGCGCCCACTGAAGTTGACAAAGCTGGCCTCGTATTCCTGCTGGAACGTCAGCTCGTCCAGGTCCTCCTTGGCGGCGGCGATCTCGCTTGCCGGCAGAATGTCACGGCTCGGCCACCAATACGTTGCCCACTCACTGGGCTCGTTGCGCCGCTGGGCTTCGATGACTCGGCGTTTGGCAGCGCGGTCCAGCTCATAGTAGTGATTGCGGCCTTCGGGCACACCGATGAAGTCGCAGCCTCCCTTGCGGTCACTCAAAGCAGGCCTGACGTGTTCGGGCCAGGTGTTCGGCTTCATGTTGCCATACTCGTCAAGGACACCGTGGTCCCAAGGGCTGCCCTCAATACGTTCCGGGCGGTCCATACCGAGCAGGTGCAATTCAGCTCCATTGATATAGCTGAGTATCAGCTGGCTTTCGTTCGGTGGCCGCAGCAGTGCCCACTGCGGACTCATGGCCTTCAGGTCGGTCCAGTAAATGCGTTTGACTTGGTCACGCGTCGGCGCGGCAACAAAATACCTCGGGTCAGGCCACGGACTGAAGTATGGGCTCGACTGGTCATGGGCACTGAGGGCGCGAAGTATGATCTTGCGCTTGCCTACGATTTCAGTCTTGCCGCTGCGGCGGCCTGCCGGCACTACATTGAACCTTGCCAGCGAGGAGGCCAAACGGGCCTGCTCGTCGTGCGGCTTCATGTTGCTCCAACGCGGTGTCACGGGTTACTTGCCGCCTTTCTTGGTGCCTTTTTTGGTGGTGCCCTTGTTGCCCTTGATGCGGCGGTCTTTGGGTGTACCCTTGCTTGGCTTGCCTCCCATGGCTTGTCACCTCCTTGTTTGGGGTTGGTTGTGCATCAGTCGTCTCCGTGGTGGTCGCGGTGTATTCTGTCCTGCAGGTATTTCAGCGCACCCACCATGGTGAACGTGCGCACGTGACCAGCGTAGCTTGTGATGACATTGCCCTTTGCATTGAGAAACACTGCCGCACCGGCGACAATCTGCCCGTACACATGATCCTCAACCATCTCGGCATTGTCCTTGGTCCACTCCTTCATTTCTGCCTCGGCCTCGGCATGCTGTGCAGCTGGGACCGAGTCGGCCTTGGGCCTGTGCAGTTCAATCACCTTACTCACTGTTGGTTGTCCTCCGGTGGCGGTTGCCGCCGTGTGCCAATCATGTAGCCAACGGAACCTCCGCTGGTAACGCTGAAGATGGCGGTGATGGCCAGAATTGCCACTTCCTTGGCGGCGGCGACATCGGTGCCGGTGCCCGTCAGCTTGTAGATTGACACCAGCGCAATAATCATGCCGGCCAGTATTGCCGTAATGACCACAATGGTCGTCGCCGTGAGTTTGTCCATTCCATTGCCCATCAAAACTTCACCTCCTCCGCGATCAAGCTAAGCAGTCATGAGGTTTTGTCCACCGCGCCCTTGCGGAACTCGGGTGGCGTGCCTCCACTGCGCTCAAGCAATACCGCCACGCCCACCCGCAGGTCGGCTATGCGGTCATTGAGTTTTTTGAACTCCAGCTTGCCCTCGGCCAGAGCTGCTGCCTGTGTTTTGACCTCGACTGCCAGCACTTTCTGCTCGGTGTAGGACTTTTTGACCATGCCGCAAAGCTCGTCGTGGCTCTCGCACCGAACTATGGGCGGCTGGCCGTTCTTGTTGCTGTTTCCACCGTTACCATTGGTCAGGGAGCAGTGTTGACAAACACCGCTCGCCAAGCGTTCACGTGTCTCGCGGTTGAATATCAGAATGCCCATGCGGTGCAGTATGAGTATGACGGCCCCTATAAGCGCCACCGCACCGGCTATGATATAGGGGCCATGAGCCACCAAAATGTGGGTCAGGTCACTACTGGTTTGTGCTGCTTGTGGATTAGCCATGATTAGTATGCTCTCCTGTGGTTGTTGATTTAGTCTTCATCGTCGTCGTATGCTGCTTCCTCCTCCGAATCGTCATAGTCGGTGGTGCTGTCCCCAGTCACAGGTTGAGGCATGCTATCAGTGGCCTTGCCTGCAGCAGCACGCAACCGCGCCACCATGCCCTCGGGGTCAACGGCTTTGCCGGTGCCGTCGAGCATCCCCAGATGCTGGCATAGCAGCGTGAGGGCGCGCAGCTTGTCGTGCGCACGGAACTTCAGGGTGCGGTTGTTGCCGCGCCAGGTCTCACTGATTGAGGCCATGAGCCTTTGTTGCTCCTCGGACAGGTCTGCTTTGGGCTTGATGACGAGGGAACGGCCTTTGCCAAAGTCCTCAAAGAAATCCGCCACGTTGCCAAACGCCACCACTGCCAGCTCCTCCAGTATGCGGTCCTGCGTGATCTCGCTGCGCCGCTTGCGTCTCTGTATCTCCTTTTGAATTGCCTGCTGGATGTTCGGGCGTTGAAGCAGCTGTGCGCCATAGCTCCGGTTGTAACCGGCTTTTTCGGCTGCGTCGACAGCCTTGAACCCGTTGGCCAGGTAGTTGTCGACAAAGGTCTGCATCTGTGGAGTCAGTGGAAGTAGGCCGTTGGCTTGGTTGGGGGAGACGTTGATGGGAGAGCCATTGACGCCAGGGCGTGGGTTGAGCGTGCCCTGCTGTGGGGTGGAGAACGGGTTGCGTACACGTTTCGTTGTCATTGACTCTTATCTCATATAGCCGCTGTGCCTCCGTTGGCGTGTGTTGAGAGCGAGTGTTTGATGAGTTTTTTGAACTCCAGCTTGCCCTCGGCCAGAGCTGCTGCCTGTGTTTTGA